TCCATATCTTTTTCATTCAACCCAATCATTAATGATTTTTGCATATCTGTTTCTTTTTAGGGGTTAAACATAAATTACACCTTTCAATGCGGTTTTAATCGCATCATTCACGATTGGTGCATTAGCTTCTTTCACAACGCCAATAACCCAAGCCGAAACAAAGAGATTGTCACCGGTGGTAACATCTTCATTTGAACCCGCATAAGCGATTGGGGTTACTTTCAACGTCTTGTTTGCTCCGCTTGATTCAAAGGCGCATACCGGGGCGGTGATAGCCGCACCAAGGGTTGTTCCAACGGTGATAACATCTTTTGCAGCATCGGACTTGTCGATTGCAGTAATCAACTGTCCATTTGCTCCATCAGTCGCGAAACGGTCGCCCACCTTGAAGTGGTGTCCTTTCGCAACATCATAAGTTGTTGCCGTATTGGTTGCATCAGTAATGATTTGTGCAGTCTTGCACACCTGATACAATCCATTTGAACCCTTGCCAATAGGCGTACCCTCAAACAATGCAGAACCACCCAAGTTGGCGACCGATACGGTTACACCACCGGGTATGTCAGCAACACGGTGAAGTATACACTTCACAACGCGGCTGTCTTTTTGTCTTTTAATTGTCAATGCCATTGTTGTAATGGTTTAAGGATTAAACTTCTTTTCCTGAAAGCTTATCGCCATCAGGTTTTTGGCTTGCCACGTATTCGGCGACACCTTTAGAAACCCCATCATCAGCTTTTTGGGCGAAAAATGGTCTTCCTTGTCCACCAAGTGCGACATCAGCCACGTTTTGATTTGCGGTTGCAATCGCGGTTTCCTTTTCTGTCAAGTATTCATTGAATTCATCATCAGAATTGAAGTTCATACGTCCAAAATCTTTCAGGGCTTGCACCTTGAAATTGTCGTCTTTGCACGTTGAAAGTTTTTCCGATAATGATTGAAGCCTTGTCTTAGCAATTTCGCCTTTCTCGTAACCCTCCAATTTGGCTTGCAGTGGTGAAACCGCTTCGGCAATGGCTGCTTTTACAAGCGATGCAATGTCGTTTGGGTCGCCACCTTTTGGGGTCTTGTCATCCGCGCCGGGTTCGGGATTCTTTTTTTCCACCAAGTCAAACTTCTTTTTTAGGTTACTTTCATAGGTTTTATTACCATCTGAAACCTCTTTGTCCACTTCTGCGCGATACTCTTTTACGAATTCATCAACCTGCGCTTTGGTCAACTTATCGACAAGTGTTTTCGCTTCATCTTCGGTTGCCGCCTGTAACGCAATAGTGCGCGCCAGTTGGTTCAATCCGTCCTTTCGCACGCCTGCGAACGCTGCCATCAGTAATGCGAGAATTTTTTCTTTCATTTTCAGTGAATTTTAATGTTATACAAATCAATGCACAAAAATAGTCTGTATTATAGTAATACACGCCTGATTAAACCAAAAGTTACGCTTGACTTATTCAACTTTTGCATTGCATTTGCATTTATTTTGTTGATAATGATTGTTATATTGAGAATAACAACTATATTTGCACTGTATTACTATAATACACTTTTTGCCAAAAAAAATAAATTTCAATATGAAAAAGGAACTAAATTTTGAAGCATTGGCGACCCAATACGGGTTGTCAATTGAGTTTGTGAAAGAACTTCACGACAAGGTTGTGGACAAAGAAAACTTTGAACGTGCCTTGCGAATGTTCAAGGGTGGCACACTGAAATATGAAGTTGCCACCGGGAAAGACCCCATCAATGTTGCCGAAATACGCAAAGAGGTGGCGGGCAACTACCAAGCAATGCGCGAACGTGTGCGTGCGCAAATGGAACAACAACGAAAGATTGTTGAGTATTACAATGGGTGCAAGACGTTGAGATACCCAAGGAAGCCAAAAGACGGCGCACAAGACGTTGTTTTCATCAAGGATGGGCATTTGGTTGCCTTTGCACGTTTTGAGCCGAAACAAGGCGGTATTTACGCCGCCAATAATGAAGTGATGCCAAACTTTCGATGGAATCCGCACAACCATTTGGCGCGGTTGCGTAAGATGAACAAAGCTTTTTACCGTGAAGTGAAGAAAGCGGCATTTGCTGACGACAAAGAGTTATTCGATTTCAATGTACCAAGCCATGACAAACAATAATGTTGTCCACGTTTGTTTTGGTGACGACAATCACCACTACTTTGGAAGCATTGCGGCAATTTTCGACAAGTTCAGCCCGGAACAATTGGGCGTGTCCAAAACTCGGCTGTGGTCGTATGGGATAAGCCCCGCACGACCATACCGGAATGATAAGTGTATTATTTACCGGGATGAAGTTCACCGAAAGAAAGGTAAAAAGCAAAAGTAATGCAATTGCATAGCTTTTGCATACCAATTGCAATGCAAATATTTTGGTTTGCACTTCATGGACAAAAACGCAACGAACATACAATGCCCGAATATCAAAAAAATACCCTTAGGGTTTTCAAATTGATTTCAGGCACAATAAAAATCATAAAAAAGCGTTTGTATTCCATTGAGCATAAAACACTTAATGCAATTGCATTGCAAATGCTATGCAAGATTATGCTATAAAAGAAAAGAAAAGGAAAGAAAATATATAACTCTATATAAATATAGAGTAGGGAAAAACACAGTTTTACCCCTCTTTCGATGAAAAAACGTATATTTGCACATTAATTTAAAATTAAATATGATATGAACAAACATTCAATGGCTATTGCTTTCGCAATAATTGGTTTTGGAGTTGCGGGTTTTGCAACGGAATTTAGTGGCATCGGTATTATATTGGGTCTTGGCATAGGTGCATTTGTTGGCTATTTTGTTGCCGGATTAACACAAGCTAAAGGGAATTTGCTTCAACAAGATTTTGTTGCAATGGGTAATCTTGCCGGCAAGTCTTTGGAAGAAATAAAGTCAAAAGTTGGCGAACCGTCCGCAATGTCCGCTTGCAAGGTGGCAAAGACCGATAAACCCGGTGCATTGTACACTTGGGCAAAAGTTCCTTACAGTATCACGCTTTTATTTGATGAACAAAACATTTGTCTTGGGGTTAACCAAGAAATAACAGGAAAATAATTAAGATATGAAAAAAGTATTACTATTATTGGCGGTCGCTTTGTCGCTTTTGTTTGCTGGATGTTCGGAAAACAAAGAAAAAAAAGCAAAAGAACTAATCAATCACCAATTGAAAGTTACTTTGCACGATTTTAGCAGTTATGAAAGCGTTGAGTTTGGCAAATTGGATTCTACTTTTACAGAATCATCAGATTTGCCGGAATACAAAATAGCAATAGATAAGGCAAATGAATTTACAAAACAAGGGGGCGACAAAATAGAAACTGCAAAAATGTATGGTGAATGCACCCTGTATGATAAACAAGTTCAATATGCTCGTTGGGGAAAAGAATTGCTTGATAGTGCTACATATTACATTAATATTGCAAAAAACATTGATTCAACTTTTATCCCTAAATTTGTAGGGTGGAATATAACCCATACTTTCAGAGCAAACAATGCAAGTGGAAATAAGGTAATCGGACACCGAAAATACTACTTTGACAAAGATGTTTCAAAAATAATCAATGATGAAAACCTTGATGAAGATTAATTCAAAAGGGCTTCACCGCCCTTTTTATTTTAACATTTGTGTATTACTATAATACATTTATTGGTATTTCGTGGTATTATATGAAAGTTTATGGAATTTTATTTGGTGGTTTAAAAAATGATTTGTACTTTTGCCACGTTCAACATTCTCAAGGGCGGAGCAACCCGCCAAAAAAACAAGCGGGCTTTTTTATGCCCTGCTATTAAAATATGCGGCATCGTACCCCCGTGTGGAACTGTAATAGAACCACAGCCCTTGAGGTGTTGAACAACGGGAAAGGCGGTGCCGTTCTTTTTATTGCTGCCTGTAATCCATTAAATGTTCAACAAATGGAAACAAAACAACAAAGCAACGCAACAAGCGTTCAAATCTTCAACAACTCCCAATTTGGGCAAATGCGCACTTTAAACGGCGCAAGTGGTGAACCTCTTTTTTGTCTTGCCGATGTATGCAAGTCTTTGGACTTGGGTAATCCAAGCCAAGTAAAACAAAGACTTCAAAGAAATGGGGTCATTAGTAATGAGGTCATAGATTCGATGAATCGAGTACAACAAATGAATTTCATTACCGAACCCAACTTGTACCGTTGCATTTTCCAAAGTCGCAAGAAAGAAGCCGAACAATTCCAAGATTGGGTTTGTGAAGAAATCTTGCCGTCCATCCGCCGCACGGGTGGTTACATGACAGTCCAACCGGACGAAACCCCCGAACAATTATTATCCCGTGCCTTGCTGATTGCCAATGATGCGCTAAACCGCACCAAGCAACATGCCGATGTATTGGAACGCAAAACCGTGTTACTTCAAAGTCAAAATGAAGTACAAGCCGAAAGGTTGGAAGCCAACGACCGAACCATT